CAAAGGATAGAATAAGGTTTTTCATAATCAGCTTTGAAGTTTAGAGAGATAATCCCCGTCCGAAACATCTTCATCGGGACCGTTGGGGTTACTAAGTTCGGGAAGCCCAGTAAGAGCCGCCACCACTTTCTTGTACTCCTCGTAATCCTCTAGCTTAACGAGGGAGTGGATGTCATGAAGGCTGTCCATAGCAGAGGCAACCTCAGCTTTAGATCCAGCAGGAGAAGACTTGGGGCGAGGGGCCGACTGATCGTACTTAGGCCACTGTCCTTCCATCTCCTTGATGATCTTGAAGTCGTGCCCGTCCGCAAGGTCGGTGATGTCACCGAAGTCCTCGTCAAGCATAGCCGCAATGATCTTCTTGAACAGAATGACACCAACAGAGAGGATCTTAACATCCCCAGAGTTGCGGTCAAGAATGTTCATGTAGTAACGAGCGCGAGGCTTAATCTGCCGCGCAAGGTCCTCGTCTTCCTTCTTACCCGTCTTCCACAGACCATAGTACAGGTCGCACAGAGGGCAAGCCTCACCATGCACCTTGCGGCAGTGGTAGTTCTTAGTGTTCCCGTCAGGACCAGTTACACGGTGAATCTTAGTCTCCGCATAGAACTCATGGTCATCATCCTTTCCAGGAAGGATACGAACAGCGTTGCTGCCCTCAGGGATTTGGTAGAACTTGTTCAGGAAGTCCGAGTTGTTGGAGGTAGTGCCTCCACCGTTAAGTTGTTCGTGTTTACGCCGTAGTGCTTCTAGATCAATAGCCATAGTAGTTTCCTCAGTTATAAAGTTTAGTTTCTGCGCGTCGGTTGCTTGACATTTGTACAATCATGTCTTTCTTGTGCTCAAGAGCCCGACACAAGCCCTTGAGAACCTCGTACCTGAACGAAGCTTCGTTCAGATCCTTGCTCGCTGTAATGTAAGCTTCATCGCTCATGACCAGATCGTCTAGGTCTTTTGCTGTAAGCTTAACGGATGATGCATTCTTATGCCCTGCCCGCAGCTTGGCGGTGAGGGCGTTTACATCTGTATTCAAATCATTGTACTCATGCTTTGCAGATGCCATCAGTCCATGATAGTACGAATACATGGAAGCTTGATGTGCCATTTCCGTTTCAATTTGGTTTTGGTTTACCTTTGAGATCGCCTGAGAGATCTCCTTGTAGTTGTCCCAGTTAAAATTAGTAAGAAGTTCTTGTATTTCCTGATCGAGCATTTGCTGATCCTCCAGTAGAAGTTGAATTTATTGTACTACTATTAGAGTCTGTTTGTTGTTCTTTTTTATAAGTTTCTCTAGTAAAATCAGAGGAAGTCGGAGGAGAGTATCGTTCAGTTGTGTCTTCGGCAGGGAATCTTCGCATGTAATCAGCTAATTTAACTAGGGTTAAGTTCCCCTTCTTATCAATAGCTACATAATCTCCGGGCTCTCCCCTAAATAGCATTTTTTCAGGATCTCTTTGGTCGTAATTACAAAGCCCGAAAACTTCATTAATTACATAGAAAGTCTGATTTTCTGTTTTTTTGGCTACGGGAGCTTTATTTAGTGTTCCAAACCTCCAAACTCCTCTTCTCCTAACAGAAATTAGGCGAAGTGCCGTAGCAGGTTTAGCGACCACATCATAATATTTCATTCTTCTCATTGATAATAGAAAATAGTTTTGGGTTAAGGTTTATCAGCGTTAGCCAACCTCTTGACGTTAGGGTGGTGATCTCCTCATTAGTATGAGCTTCTACCACGCCTGTGTCTTCGTTTCCCCCTAGTCCGCAAAGTTCGAGGACGATATGGGTAAGCTCATGCACAAGTGTTTCTCTGGCAGTCTCATGGTCCATGTCTTTCTCCAAGGAAATAATCCCCTTATCAAAGTCTGCGGAACCGTAACACTTCTCACTAGCTTCCCTCAATCCTCTCTTAATATTTAGTGTGTAAGAACGATATCCCACCAAAACTTCTTTGATACCCTCCTCAACCAGTCTATCTAAAATATTGTGCTGCTTAGTCGGCATCGAAACCTCCATCAATCTCAGTCATTCTAAGAGTACCATAATCCACCCCCATGTGAACCGAGAACCTGGGGCGTCCGTTACGGGACTTAATTACATAGGCACGCATGACACCATTGTCGAATTCTTCCTCAGATTGATTCAATGACATAGCAAAATCGCAGGTACGGATCTTGCCGTAGCTGTCGCCTAGCTCTGCGTCAGTGATGACCTGAACCATACGTCCCTGCCTGTTGGTCTGCGTTGCAGTCCAAACAAGAATGTTGAACTCCATAGCCACGCCCCGAACCTCTTCAGCGATGCGCTGCTGCGCGAGGTACTCCTTCTCAATCTCACGCACAGGGCGCATAAGCTCAAGGTAATCAATAATTACAAGATCGGGGCTGAAGTCGTCGTAGTTTTGTAGCTGAACCAGAAGGTTACGGACAGTGTGTGATGACGCTTGACCTGTAGGGAACTCCTTAATTACTAGGTCACTGCCTGGGAACCGCTCCTTGAACATGTTGAGCCTCTCCTTGACAGTAAGCTGAGAGGACGGGTCCTTTAGCTTAAACTGCGGGACAAGCGTAGTCACAGAGTCGAACCGCTGCGCGATCTTGTCCTCGCTCATCTCCAAGGAGACGTACAGCACCTTCTGCCCTTCCATCATCGCCTGTACGCCCTGGTTGACGAGGTAAAGCGACTTGCCCACGCCAGGAGGGGCGACAACCATAGCAAGCTCCTTCTTGCCTAGGCCCCCTTCCAAGGACCTGTCGATAGAGGGCAGGACCGTCTTGTACTTCTCCTTCTTCTCCTCGTTGAAGGTACGGTCCCACCGCATATGGATGTCCGTGAAGTAGTCCTGGCCCGTGTCCACATCTCGATGGACGAGGAGGGCCTCCTTTACCAGAGCCTCAACCTCTTCCATCCGGTCTTCTTTGACCAACGAGATGCTTTCCGCAATAGCAGACTTCATGGCCTCCTTCTTGGCGAAGGTCTCCACGATGTCCAGCATGTACTCCGAGTTACTAATCGTAGCCTCATCGAGGCCATTGATGTAGGTAAGCTCGTCGTCATAGTCTGACACGCTCTCTCTGGACCCAAGCTTGTCCTTCACATCCTGAAGGATAAACTCATCCGTAGGCAGCTTGCCATACTTTTCATAGTAGTTACGAACAGTTGTAAAGATCCGCGCATGAGACGGATACTCAAAGTGTTCCGGCTTTACGAGGTTGACGATTTGCAGGTAGAAGTCCTTGTTAGACTTGAGAAAGTAGAGGATTCCACGCTGAATGTTGTCAGAGAAATCGTAAGCCATTTTTACTATTGTTGCTTCTGTGGTTTTTTTATGTCTAGTTTGTTGCTGCCAATGTCTTTGGCACCTTTGTCGTTAGCTACATCATAGGCTTGCTGTGTAAGTTTTCCAGCCCTTTCTATCTTTTCTGCTGTCTCTTTATCAGACAGCTTTCTAGCCTTTCCATCTCTAGCCAAAGCCTCATAATTAATATGCGCTGGTTTGTATCGGAATCGTTCATCATTCATAGCGTCTTTACTGCTTTGAATGCTATCGGTGAGCCAACGGTCAGCGGCTGTCTTATCCCACCCCTTTTCCGCGTGCTTCTTAAACCTTTGCCTAACCGTATGAAAATCTCTGTCCTCACCCCAACTATGTTGTAGGTTTTGGTTGGCATAATACCTCTCCGATAGCTTTTTACACTTCGGACATCTACTTCTATCAGGAGCTTTGCCTACTGGAAGATCTCTCTCCCAGTAGACATTACAATCCTGGCATATCCATTCAAATATTGCCATCAGTCTTCCCAGTATGGGTCGTCGTCCCTCGGAAGGGGCTCCAACTCAGCAGTCTCCTCCAGTAACTGCACATGCGTCTCCTGATTGAACTGCGGCTTCGATGGGTTCTGGCTTTGACATGTATTTTCCAATGTTTTCCTCCGTTAGTGGAATAGCTTGTAGCGGTTCGTTACCCTTTGACCCTGCTCTGTAGACAGTAAGACCCTTCAGGTAAGGAGAGAAGTCTAGAGCCGCCTGTGAGAACTGCTCAGGAGTTGCCTCCGCAGGAAGGTTAATTGTCTTGGAGATACAAGAATCAATATACTTTTGAATAGTAGCTTGGACCTTGATGTGGTCCTCAGGTGCTACGTCATAAGCACCAACGAACGGAGAGAGGTCTTTACCTGTCTCGAAATACTCTTGGAAGAGTGGATCGACGACAAGAGACTCCTTCCAGACGTTAGCCTGACGGTAGCGCCTATTATACATAGCAGAGAAGATTGGTTCAATGCCACTAGAAAGACCGAAAAGCATGGACGTAGTGCCACAGGGTGGGATCGTAAGCATGACTGCATTACGAACGCCGTGCTTCTTGATTAGCATTCGGATACGAGCGGGGAGAGTCTTAGCGAACTCCTCTTCAAGATACTTCTTGTAATCAAACTCAGGGAACGGGGCCTTGTCTCTAGCTAGGTACACCGACATCTTGTATGCCTCGTCACGCATGGTACTAAATAGGCGCTCAAGGAACTCAAGGCACTTCTCAGAACCATAGCGTAGGCCGAGGCGGATAAGCATGTAGTGAAGACCCGTTACACCAAGACCAACTCGACGCGAACGCTCTGCAACAGTCTTGCACTCCTCGGTTGGGAATGTGTTTACCGTAAGCACGTTGTCAAGGAATCGAACGCCCGTGCGAACTGTCCTAGCGAAACGCTTCCAGTCAATATCTGAACCATCCTCAAGAACCATGTTGTCTAGGTTAATGTTTCCTAGACAGCAGTTACCGTAAGAGGGTAGAGAAATCTCACCGCAGGGGTTCGTACTGTCGAGATCCTCAAAGTACGATACGTTGGTGTAGCTGTTAGCTAGATCAATGTTATAGATACCAGGGTCACCAGACTCTACAGAGTTCTTCCAGATACGATCCCAAAGCTCACGCGCCTTCATATCTCTCTGCCCTTGCATCTCGAAGGTATCAGTCCAAGCAACCTTGTGGAAGTTCTCCGCTCTAGCTAGAGCATCCTCTTCATCTAGGCCAATGATACGAAGAACCTCGCCGTCGCTGCTGCGGACGACATCGTAGAGGTGATACTCCTTGTTGTTAAAGCTGAAGTACCAGTCCTCACCAAGCTCGACAGCCTCAAGGAATCGGTTGGTGATAGCAACGGAGATGTTGAAGTTGTTTAGCTGACCTTGATCGAGCTTAACAGAAAGGAATTCAAGGAGGTCTGGGTGAGTGACGTTTAGGATACCCATGAGCGCAGTGCGTCGGTTCTTACCAGCGCGAACGTGCTCACCAACCTCATTGATCATCTTAAGGACAGATACCGCACCAGGAGCCGAGTTAGCCACGCTGCCGATGTTGTCGCCCTTGGGACGAAGCTTGGACACGTTGAAGCCGACGCCGCCACCAGCACAGGAGATACGATACATATCCTGCACCGTCTTGCCGATGGAGTCTACGTTGTCCTCAGGGATGATGACGTAGCAGTTGAGTAGGTTGTGACGACCACGGTTACGGCCCGCGCCAAAGATGATACGTCCACCAGGGATCAGGTCCCCAGAACCGATGGCATCATAGAAAGCTTTCTCTACGCGCTCTTTATCCTCGTCTAGCTCTGCTGACGCGATAGTCTTTGCGATGACTCTGGCTCTTTCAGCCCACTTAGTTTCGCCTGGGTAGGCGTATCGAGATTCAAAAATTGATTGACCGAGAGGGTCAAGATTTGCATTTGCCATAATTATTTTCTTATAGATAGTTTAGATGTTCCGTTGGACTTTATCATAGTCACGGTCTTCGCATTGTCCATTAAAGATTTGAGGTAATTATTGTGAGTAATTACATACAAAGTCTTAGACTTCTTTAGTTCTGAGAGTAGTATGTAGAGTCCTTCCATACCTTCTGCATCCAAAGATTCTGCGATTTCATCGAAAAACATAATATTAACGTCTTCGGTGTTCGAGATCTTCAGTAGGCTCTGTAGGCCCAGCATCACAGCTAGGCTGATCTTCTTCTTTTCTCCTCCAGATAGAGAGATGTAGTGAATGGTATGGTTCTTGTGAGTGATGGTTTCCGACAGAGATTCATCGAACTCAATAAAGAACTTACCTTGGGACAGGTGTGACAGGTAGAAATTAACCTTGGCATTGAAATACTCAAGGACATTTCTGATAACAAATTTTACCACGCCATTCTCAGAGAATGCTTTCTCCCAGAACTTCATGATCTCGTAGTTGGTATTGTAATCACCGCGCTCGTCGTAAACATTCTGTAGCTTCTCCAGAGTCTGCTCCTTCTGACCCTCAAGGAATCGGATCTTATCTTCAATAGATTTGTACTCAGTTACTAGGCTGTAGTCCTTGGGATCAACCACCACCTCCTTGTAGCTTTCGTTTAGCTCCTTTAAATCTCGCTGAATACTTTCAATCTCAGCATCGAATGCCGCCATTTTGTCAGCTAGAGAGCCTTCGTCCATAGCCTCCTTGACCTTCTGCCCGCATGATCTACAGGTCTTCGCCCTAGCATTCGCTAGGAAGTCCTGTGCTCGCTTCTGCTCGCCTTTGAGCGTCCGCACGGCATCCTTTATCTCCCAGTCGATGCGTTGATTGTGCTCGTTTACAGCTACCACTTCCGCAAGTGTAAGACCTCTGCACTTGTCCATAAGCTCTGGATCAATTTCTTCAAGCAATCTTTTAGCCCCATTAATCTCTGCATCATAAGTCTCCACCGCACTTTGGTGCTCTTCTAGAATCGCTGTCAGCCTCTTCGCTCCCTGGTTATATTCTGACTTGAGGTACTTCACAGAATCGCGCAAAGCAAATAGGTCATCCAAGTTGAGGAAGTTCTTGATGATAGTTCTCTTATCATCAGGAGTGGCTGTCAGGAACTCAATGTTATTCTGCTGACCAAAGATTGTGGACGCAAGAAACACTTTATAATTTGTGTTTAGTAGATCATCAATCAATGTCTGGGTATTGGTGGCGTTGTCCGTGGTAATCTCTTCCCCGTTCTTGTACAGGCGAAGGAACGTAGGGCGCTTGCCTCGCTCGATTACAAGATCGTTGACCTCAATACGAACAACACAGTTCTTCCTCGTCCTGTTGTTGACGAGAGCCTCCTCCGTAGACTTACGAATGGTCCTACCAAAAAGGCCCCAAACAAGAGCCTCAATCATAGCACTCTTGCCAGAGCCGTTGGACCCCTTGGTGTCCTTGTTCTTCCCCTCGATCATGACGACCCCTTCACCGAGACCACCAATATCGAACTCTATATTTTTGATAGAGTAGAAATTACTGATCTCTATTCTTTTGATTTTCATGGATAAGCTTTAATCCGTCAAGGAGAACTTCTTTGTTTATTTTTGTGTTACTAGCGTTAAGATACTGCTCAATCAGATCGTCGTTGACCTGTAGCGATATCACCCCTGGCTGAGGATCGAAAACGTCTCGGTCATCCAGTAGAGGGACATACTTTATCTCCAGAAAGCCCACATCGAGGCCGTCACATGTCCAAGCGACATTCGAATCCTCCTCCAGAGAGTTAATAGTAACCCGCAGCAACGTAAACCAGTCCTCTTGGTTAATCCAGTCGATATTGTTTTTAACTGTCTCATAATCAATTACCAGATGGCGCACACCAAAGTCTATTGGGTATTTTTTGAATCCTTTCTTTGTGATAACTCCGTAATAGCAATCTTTTCCAGCTTCTCCAAAGTTTGTTGAGTAAGGTGTTCCCAGGACTGTAACTTGTCCGTCTTCCGTATGCTTGTGAATGTGCCCAAGTATAGTACGGTTTTTGAAAGCATCCAGTTGAAGGCCAAAGTCGGCGTCACCAGCAGAGTTAAGAGAACCGACGTAACCAAAATGACCAAAGACAAAACTACCTGAGTTGGCAGCACCCAAATCATGTTCAATCCTCGACTCATCTTCGTAGTGGGGAATGAACGTCCAATTATTCTGCTCATCGTAATATGTTTGTGTGTATACTGTTACCTTATCGTTTTCAAGAAGCGACAATGAGGTAACCCCATCGTCTGATTTATTATAGCTGTCGTGATTTCCTCTTAGGATATAAACGTGCAGACCTTTTTCCTCAGTTATCCAGTCCATTAAAGACTTAAGAGATAGCATCACAGGAGGGCGAGGAGAACGGTGCATCATCAGATCCCCCAGGAAAATTACAGAATCACATCGGTGCTTTACTATGCCCCGCTCTACAATCTTCTTAACAGTTTCTAGCTGCGCCTCCATCATCCCTCTGGGAGTATGGTTGAAGTGCAGATCTCCAATCACTAGCGTAGGCATAGTGCCTCCCAACTGTAAGGGAAGATAATCTTCATGATATCACCGATAGCCCTGGCATACTTCTGTGCCTCTAGCTGAGTATGCTTCTCGGTTCTTAGTTTCCACATGTGGTGCCAGCCAAGCAGCGTCCCCGTGGTTACAGTAGTTGTGAACATAGACTGCGGAAGAACCATTCTAGCTTGCTCAGGCGCAACTCCAGCTTTAAGCATGTCGTTATACACTGCCAAAGCATTAGAGTTTACAAACTTATTTCTAGAAAGCATACCTGAGCTATTAGGATGCATGGTATCAGAGCTTCCCTGCTTCACATTATCAGCCTTCTCCCTCCAGATGGGGGG